TTTCGTTACAAAGAAGATAAGTTTATCTTCTTCAAAATGTTACACTTTTAAAGTGTAACAATGGCAAAATGTTACACATAAGTGTAACAGTCTGGAAGCTCCATGGTATATAGGGTTGAGGTGGTTATTTATCTTACTGTTACACTTTTACACTTTTTTTGAATTCATTGAGATTTTAATAAATAAAAAGTAAATATCATATACATACAATCTGGGATGAAGTTTTTAAAAGTGTAACAGTGTTTCTCGTGGTTTTGGGCCCCAATTTCCACGTTCATAATCCATGGTTAAAATGACCTAAATTACAGAGCGTTTCGATGTTGGTACATTTTGTTTGTAGTCCCATAGTCCATGGTTAAAATGACCTAGATTACAGAGTGGTTCAATGCTGGTACACTTTGTTTTTAGTCCCATAGTCGTTCGGCTTAAATAGTTTCGAGGTGACGAAGTCACCTCGAAACTATTTAAGCCGCTGTACGTCCGTCGTCTAAGTTGCGCATGTTAGTCTGCACTTCTTTTAGAGCGTAGGTGATGAGCGGGATGTCGCCCATGTCTACGGCTCTGCGTTGCAACACACCAAGTATGATGTTGTTGCGCGCCTTATTCAAGGCACCCTCGACTTTAAGCCACAAGTTATTCTGTTTAGCTGGGCTAAGTAGATTGAACGCGTTGTCTTCGTATTCTCCGTCGAGTGTTGGCAATGCCAGCGCCACACTCAACACTCTCTCTGACATACCAAACAAATCCTGACGCTTGGCCTCTGCATCTACTCTGTACATCGTTGTGATGTCTTCAGCCTTTAGGCCGTCGATGGCGAGTGACTTGATTAGTTCGTCGAGCTGTGCCTTAGGTAAGTCTTTGACAGTTGCTGTCAAAAACTTTAACGTGCTGTGTAATGGCAACACATCCTCGACGGTGTTACGTTCTGCCATTAGTAGGTCGTGCAACGCTCCGCGCAGCGTAACCATGGCTACCAAATCATCCCAGCGGTTGGGCTGGTTACCTAGCTCTGCAGCCATACTGGCTTCGTACTTGGTTTTGGGGAAATCTGTACAGATTTCCTCGCGAACATCATCACCATTGTGGTCGCACGCACGCACGATTGACTGCGCGTTATACAATATACTCGCGTTGAGTGAACCAACCAGACTGTAAAGTACAGATGATTTAGCGTTGGTGGGTAGATTTTCGATAATGTCAAACATGATAATTTCCTTTTAAGTAAGTAAAGTGAGTGTCTGCGTTTTACGTCCGCAGGTACGACGTACTACTCTTGAGTGTAAGGCTGACTGATGCGTTAATCACTTGCCGAAGGTGAACGGTATACCCGCCTTTTGCTCCATTAATTGCCCCCTATGATGAAATCATCGTAGTAGGCAAAGTCTTCATGCTCATCCAACTCGCGTTGCATGAGTATTTCGACTGGGTTATCGCGTTCGCTACACGCGGATGATTCGAACAGCCAGTCAGCGACGACTGGGTCTGTGGATAAGTCTGAAGCATTAGTCACGAGTCGCATACTACCTCCGTATTGTAAGCGTTGCGTTTCCTCTCCAATTCAATAGCGTCTGCGTACTCCATGTGAGTTATGTACCACATGATACTTCTGTACTCGCGTATCTTCCCAGCGCTGTATAGCGCATCTGCTATTTCTATCCAAGTTTGTATCTCATCCATTATTACCTCCGTGTTGCGTCTAAGATAACGAGGATGACAACCGCTATACCAGCGATTGCCAACACCCAATCCATGGGGTCATGGCTCATAGCAAACCACGCTTCGCTTTGGTTTTAACAACAGGCTCAACTACAGGTGCAACTAGTTGACCTTTGCGCTTAGCTTCCTCATACTTGAAGCTGGCGCCGATGTCGGCGAAAAAACCGACGGCGTAACTGGGTACAACACCCACTGTTTCGGCCACTTTAGTGATAGCGCGGTGAACGAGTGGGTCGTTGTTGCTGGCAACAACTGGATTGATAGCTGCCAATGCAGCACGTTTTTGGGACATATTCATGATAATTTCCTTTAGAGTAAGTTAAGAGTCATTGTTGCGTGATACACAACAGATAACGATGAATGCTTCACTCATCGTTTCAACATACGCGGGAAGATATTCCCCGCTAATAAAGCAGCAACAGCCGCAGCAAAGCCGCCAGCCATACTGCCGCCATGCAGGCTGAATACCAGCCAGAAGATAGATACTTCGATGGCGAACGCGATGAACGCTCCGTTGATGAGCTTCGCCCACATTGACCATAGGCCAATGAAGATTACGACGCCATACACCATTGGCATAGCGTCTATGTGTGCTAATCCAAACATGATATTCTCCGTATTTATTCAAGCAGCTTTTATGTCGGCGATAAGTCCCGCCAGACTTTCATAGCGGTCACACGCATTGTCACGTGGGACGTCCCTTTCTCTACAGGTGTAGAATTGTAGGTGGCCTCCGTGTTCATGGTATTGCATGACTATCAATGTAGCACCGCCTGCGTACTCTTCTTCGAGACGAGGCAAACTTTCCTTCAACGCACTCAAAAGACCTTCATTCATAATATTCTCCAATTAAAAACAGCTATCATCTGCGCATGTATACTCATCGTCTGGGTATACCCAAGCGATGTATCGCTGTGCTCTCACCGAATCTGGTTGCAGAATTCGAGCGCCGAAATCTGCTGTTGAGTTTGCTACGTCTTGCAGTGCAAGTTCGTAGTGACTATGCTCAACCAGTATAGACCTGCCGCACGGTTGACCGTAGTCGTCCGTGTCTTCCATTATGTGTTCAACTATATAACTCATGATTACCTCCAGTCCCACACGTTGTGGGGATGTAAATGGTAGGGCTTGCGCCCTACCTCTATTGATTACAGCTTGCCTTCGCGCTTAGCTTCCTCGTATTGATACGAAGACTTAATGTCTGCAAAGAACCCTTTGGTATAGCTTGGCACTACACCGACACGCATTGCTACATCAGTGATGACACGTTTAGTGATTGATTCACCAGTAGACACTGCTGTTGGATTGATAGCAGCCAATGCAGCACGTTTTTGAGCTATGTTCATGATTGATACTCCATATAAATGATTAAGAAACGAGAACTACACAACACACAACGGATAACGACGGATGCTTCACCCGTCGTTGGGATATACGAAACCGAATCCGAAGTGGGCGGGGTGTTTGGGGCGAGGGGGAGGGGATGGCCCAGCACCATACTCACCAAGTTTCACAATTTCCAAGTTTCACAGTTTCACAATCTCCAAGTTTCCAAATCCTCAGTTTCTAAATCACGATCTGCAAAATATTTTTATAAAATTTCTCACGTTCTTTTACTCTCTGATACAATCTGACGAATGGCGAGAAAGAAATCAATACTGACGGAGAAGCAAAGTAATTTTGTCGAAGCCCTGCTTGACGGGAAGACACAAAGTGCGGCTGCAGCTGAGGCAGGTTATGCCAACGCATCAGGTGGTGCAGTCGCTGAACACTCGGCGAATGTGCAGCACGCGTTACGCGAAGCACGCAGCGAACTAAGTTCAGCAGCACAAGTCAAGCGAGCAGACTTGGTGGAAGTCCTGGTCGATGCGATAGAGATGGCGCGTATGATGGCAGACCCGATGGGAATGATCGCTGGCGCTCGCGAAGTCGGCAAGATGCTTGGCCTGTATGCTCCCGAAGAGAAAAAGATTGACCTTACGATTAACCAGGAGCGTTTGTTGCGGCAGTATGAAGAACTGTCTGACGACGACCTACTCCGTGTAATAGAGGGCGAGCATGTCAGACTCGATAGTTAGTAAATTGTTACAGATGGCCGGCATGCGTATTGAGGATGTTGATGGCGGTAGCTAAACAACCCAAGTTCACAGCGTGCCCAACATGCTCGACTGACCGGCTAACAACGTCGTTCGTCGGTGGGGTGTGTAATTTTTGTCACGATGCAGGTGTGGCGCTACCTGAACCAGTCAAACCAGACACAAGACCAGTACGTAAACCGCGTAGGAAGACAGGTCTGGCAGCTGAACAACCCAACCCCATACTGACCCCTGCCCAGACCCCCAATATCGCAGCCGAAGGCGCCTATGAGCCGCCGCAATTCGATAAAGACGCTGCGAAAGTATCGCCACAAAAAGAGTTGGCTATCCGCACGCTCTCTCGTCGTCGTTTACTCCCTTTTGTTAAGCGTTTCCGTCCTAAATACGATGCAGGTTGGGTACACGAAGACATTTGTCGACGACTTGAACGCTTCGTCAAGGATGTGGAAGAGGGGAAAGAACCGCGTCTACTGCTGATGTGCCCACCGCGAAGCGGTAAAAGCGAAATAGCCTCCCGCCATTTCCCACCGTGGGTACTTGGGCAGCATCCAGACTGGGAAATCATCGCTGCTAGTCACACTACGTCCCTAAGCATGTCGTTTAGTCGTTATATTCGTGATCTATTGCGCGACCCGGCGTACCAAGCCGTGTTCCCAAAGGCTGTACTCGACCCATCAAGTCAGTCTGTCGAGAACTGGAACCTGACAGCGGGTGGTGGCTACCTCGCGGCTGGTGTTGGCTCTGCAATTACAGGTCGTGGTGCACACATCCTGCTGCTGGATGACTTAGTGAAGGACATCGAGGCAGCAGACAGCGCAGGGCAACGTGATAGCACATGGGAGTGGTATGTGTCCACTGCACACTCGCGGCTTGCGCCAGGGGGCGGCGTACTGGGGGTAATGACCTGGTGGCAGGAAGACGACTGGGCAGGACGTATTCAGCAGGTCATGGCAGGTGGCGAGGGTGATGAGTTCGAGATCGTGCGCTACCCAGCCATAAACGAGATAGGTGACGAGTATATTCTGGCGGATGATAGCATCGTCGAGATACCTCCAGGAGCGCCAGTACCAGACGACGCGCGCATGACACGCCCACACAACAGCGCACTACATCCGGCACGTTATTCGTTAGAGGCCATGCTCCGCAAGAAGTCAAACTACATCGCATCAGGTCTAAAGCGCATGTGGGATGCGCTATACCAACAGAACCCGACACCAGACGAGGGTATTTATTTTAGCAAGGACATGTTCCGCTACTATGTCCACAATCCCGACGTAACTAACCGCTTTGTGTACCAAACTTGGGACTTCGCTATCACCACCGGCGAGCAGAATGACTGGACTGTTGGCACCACGCTGTTGCAAGACGAGTACGATAACCTGTACGTGTTGGACGTGCTTAGATTCCGTTCTGATGACAGTATAGAAATCGTCGAGACTATTCTGGACTACAGCGAGCAGTGGAAGGCAGGGCTACTTGGTTTTGAAGATGGCCAGATATGGAAGACGATGTCTGCACAGTTCAAAAAGCGCTGTGAAGAACGTCGCATATATCCAACATACGAACTGTTGGTACCCCTAACCGACAAGCTGGTGCGCGCAAACCCACTGAAAGGGCGTATGCAGTTGGGTAAGGTATATTTTCCAAAAAACGCCAGTTGGTTTTCCACTCTGCAGAAAGAAATGCTACGATTCCCCGCAGGCAAGCATGATGACCAAGTGGATAGCTTGGCCTGGAGCATTCGCCTGACTTTGTCGAAGTCAGCACCTAAATTACCCGAACACAAGAAATTACCTAGTTGGCGAGACAAACTCAATGGCATGATGAAGACCGGCGGGTCCCACATGTCTGCATAAGGAGGACTAATGAGTACATGTAGTGATTGCGGTAAGATGATCATAAACACGCGTGGTGCCTACAGCATAGGCATACCAGTTTGCCAGTGCAGGCCACCTATGAGCGAAAGTCTTAGGGAGTTAGCTGGCGGGGAGTTACGTACGCTCCAGCGCAGGGTAGAATATCTGGAACGTATTTTAGGCGAGCGGGAAGACCCGCCACAGCTACCCCTTGCGTTTG